CTATTTATCTTCTTTGTTTTCAAGTAATCTTTGATACTCGTATAACTTTATTATCGTTCTGAATCTGGCATCTGATAAAGATGTTTTTCCATTCCTTAAATCTTGCACAGTTTGATATGGTAATCCGGAATTTTTAGCAATTTTATATCCCGTTTCTTTTTCGAATAACTTTTCTATTGATTCAATTATTTCTTTTATTGCTGTCATTTTTATCCCTCTTCCATAAATTGATAAGCAGTAAAGTAGTAAGCAGTGCAACAACACTTTTACTTATATCGTTGCCTAAAAACACGTTTATCCAAATAAGAATGATTAAAATAATGTAAATTGTTTTCATAGTATTTTAGTGTTAGAATTTATATATAGACAGCCCTTTCGGGCTTGTCTACTTACTTATCGTCTTTTTTCAATGTTTTCGCTATGGCAATTGCTGACATTGTATAAAAGGCGATTTCTGCTATAGTTTTAAAATTTTCTAACACTTTTTATCCTCCTCTCAACTGGTATACCTTATTATAACACGGTTAAACGTGATATGCAATACTTTTTATAAACTTTTTTCGTTTTTTTGCATAAAAAAATAGGCAAGTACCGAAGTACTTGCCTAAACAACAACAAGATTAACATGTGAATAATGGAAATAAAAAGTCAGCCCGAAGGCTAACTTACGAATAGATGAAAATTTGAACACATTGCTGTGTCTAAAACGATTATAGCATAAATGACGAATGTTTCTAGCTCAAAATTATTATATTTTAATGATAAAATTTTATGGATTTGTTAATAATTATTTAATTGATTTACATAAATAATAATTGTAAAATTACTTTGTAATCGATTGCAAATAAGTTATAGGAGAAAATAAAATGAATAAAAAACTATTAACAAAAACATTGATAGCAAGTGCTTTAGTTTTAACAACAGTAGGTTCAGGTTTTCATTCTTCTTCAAATTATAATGGTATTAATAACGTTGCAAAAGCTTCTGAAATAACAGATAGCGAATTGTGGAAAAATGTAAGAGACGCTTTAAAAGACGCAAATATCATTGATAAAACAAACAACGAAACGATTAAAGTAAAATATAAATTAAAAAACGGTGGAGAGAGCGAAATTTCTGGGACTGCGAACTTAGATAATCTTAGCAATACTAATAACAGCACCGTTAGTACTGATAGCGTTAACCGTGTCGATATTACAAGAGTTAATCCAAACGGAAACACAATAGAGGCAAATGATGCATGGAAAAAATTAGTAGATAAATTAAAAGAAAAGGATATTGTTAAAGTCGGTGATAAAGTAACTATCCATAGTAAAGATCCTTCTGATGAAAAAGTATATGGCAAGGTAGGAGATCAAGATTCTAATGTAAAAAATAGATTGATTAGTCCTAAAGATATAACTCATATAACAATAGAAAGATAATCATTTTTAGAGGTAGGAAGAAAATAACCTACCTCTTTCCTTTTAATAGGTTACAACCTATTAAGCCCACTCAATTGTGCCCCAATATTTTTCTTTTTTAATCTTCTGTTCTTTATCTGTGATTCTACACACTGCGCAATAGAAATCGTTAGTACTCGAGCCCTCACGTTGATATTTGAATCTAATCCACCAGTAGCCATCTTTTTTGATGACTTGGTCGAATTTTACCCAATCATCTTTTGTGTATAGCCACGAATCTTCTTCAACGACTGTACCGGTTAATCCTGCTGTTTTTCTGACTCTTATAGCTTTTTCTGGATTAGGATAAAATACACCTTTCCAATTCCATGTTATTTTGTCAGCACTTGGCTTACTACTTGGCGCATCAATTTGTCTGCCGTTAATAGCTTCAGCAATCCGCTTCGTGAAGCTATCTAAATTATTTTTAATGTAGTTTAAATCTTTCGTCGATGTGATAAAACCTAATTCGATTAAACGATAATTAAGATTAAGGTCAGCGGACACGTTAGCGTTCAATAAATCCCCTCTAGGTGTCACGCCTCTTATTTTACCTACTGTTTTATCTAATGCACTACTTAATGCCTTGTCAATGTCATCAGCTGGGAAACGGTCGCTAATGATTACATGCCCGCCACTTGCTTGCGGACTAGCAGAATCTAAATGAAACTCTATGATTGCATCCGGTTTAACTTCGTTTTTAATCCAGTACATGCCATAGTCTTTATAGTTTCCAACACGTTGACCGTACAAAGTATCTTGATATAAGTCTTGATTCATCGAGTTGCCACCGTATAACAATACTGTGTTGCCTACTGACTCAAGATACTTTTTCACTCTAGGTATAATATTTTTACGGTTAAAATCTCTTTCGTTTTCTCCATTCGCAACGGCACCTGGGTCGTTAGAGTATGCACCAATACCATGACCAGCCACAAGCATGATTTTTTTACCTTTTGATAACTTATCTTGTTTAACTGGCGTCACTGCGCTTCTTAGCTTATTAGCGGTCGTTTCTTTTGCGTAGAATGGACGGATAAACCACATAGGGAAGTCGTAGCCGTGTGTGCGTCTTGTAGTAACTTCTGGTGGACTCCAGTAAGCACCGCCTAGCCAGTTCTGCTCTAAAATAGTTATAGAATCTAACGTAGCGCTTATTACAATACCTACATGACCATAACCACCGCCATAATTACGGTTAAAAATAACGACGTCGCCCGGCAATGCTTGAAACGACACAGTATTTTCGTAAACGGTTGCTTCGTTAGTGAAATCATTCCATGTAGGAATGTCCGCAGCGCCCACACCTTTCAACCTATGATTAAATAAGTAAAGCCAATATTGGTTGGCAGTATCGAAGCATTGACATCCAAATGCATTGTCTGGATTCCACGCCTTACCCTCTAGGCTTTTAAGGTAGCTAATAGCTTGACTGTATGTTCTAACCGACGGCATTGTTATCATCTCCGTTCACTTTAGGTGCGCCACCAGTTGACTGAATGCCAGCTTTTACTTCATAAATTTTTTGTTGCCCTTTCTTAGATGCGTGAGTAAAGTTGTTATTCTTCCACCACGTCCAAATTGAAACAATCCCAGTAACGACTGTGCTTATAAACACTTCGTCAACTGGGATTGGAGAAATATGTTTGATTGCTAAAAACTGATTGATCCATGCGACTATTAATAAAATTGTTCTTACGATTGTACCGATATCCATTTGTTTGCTCCTTTTATCCAAAATAAAAAACGACTAAAAAATTAGTCGTTTAAAATTATTCAATGGTCAATGTCGGAGATCCTGAATAAACATCACTTATAGTGACATACAACATCCCTGAAGGATTACTAAAGTTGATATTTTTACTTGCAACTCCGCTATTGACTCCTGATATTCCTAAATCACTTGAACCTAAATTAGTTTGCGAAACCCTCATTATACCGCTACGTACATTTTCTATTGTCACCTGATAACTTTTATTAGGTTCAACTCCGTTTATTGTCCATTTTGCTGTTGATTCTTCTATGCTATCCGGATATTTATTTTTAGGTAAGGGTTTTATTACAAAAGATGAAGGCTTTTTCCATACTTGGATATTTCCAGCATATACTTTTGTATATTCTTCGCCTTCGTAAATAAGTTTCTTTACATTTTTAAAATTACCTTCCATAAAAATCACCCCTTAATTAAGTAAAGTGTATTAGGGTCTTTTTGATATATATAGTTATATTCATTTTCTGTTCCTGTCCAAATTTTAACCGTCGGTTGAGATGCGCTTTTTAGTTGATATAAATTATCCGCTTGTTGTTTAGTAAAAGCTTGAGATGACAAAACATACCGCTCGTCATGATTATGATTTTTTGGAGCATATAAATCATTTAGTGTTTGTTTGAATTCCTCAAAATCTTCTGTACTAACTTTTGAGCCAATCTGTTGCAATACACTTTCTGAAATAGAGTTATTTTGTATTGCTTCTGCTAATTCTCTTAATGTATTCATAGATTCAGGCGCGCTATCAACTAGTTCAGCAATTTTTGAATCCGTATACGTTTTAGAGTCGTTGAGAGTTGTATCTTTGATTTTTTTAACTTCTTGCAATTTATTTTCTAACCCTTCAACATTTGCGATATTGATTTTGTCCAATAACTCAGGTTCTGCTTTGATATCTGTATCTTTACCATCAATTTGCCACATTTTAGTGTCAGGATTGATTGATACTACAGTACCGTTTTTACCGGGTGTGCCTTGTTCTCCCTTTTTACCTGTATCACCTTTCGCACCAGGTTGTCCCGGTTCGCCTTTATCACCTTTCGCACCTTTAAATCTACTTTCATTCTTTTCGATGTAAGAAATGACATCTTTATCTATTTTCTCTTTAAAGTCTTTGCTCAATAAATCTGTCGCGTTATCTTTTAAAATTCTCGTAATAGCATCATCTACCAATTTAACATCGATTTCTTTTGCTACAGCAGATTCAATACCACTATCAACGATATTGAAAGAAAAGTTCGCGACATGTATTTTTTCTTCTTCTTTCTCTAAAAACAGCTTACAACGAACATAACCAGCGTGTTTGATAACCTTTTTAGGTATATTGTAGGTAAGGAACCCTTTTACAACATCGTCGATAATAAGAGGTTCATTTTTGAATATAGAGCCATCTTCCATAAACAAATGCAATCTAGGTGTTAAGCCATGTGCTTTTAGATCGATACGACCTTGTTTGTCATTGATACCTATTCTTATAGATGCTGTATTTTCATCTTCAGTGTAAAATCGACAGCCAATGTCACCTAAGTCAACACCATCATTTTTTATTCTCGTTTCAACATCTTTTATTTTGTACATTTATACACCTCTTTATTTATATTTATCTCTTATAAAGTAGATACCTTTTAAGCCGATTTGTTTATATAGCTTAGCGATTGTACTAGCTTGATGTTGGCACCACTCTATAGCAGTAGCGTATTGGTGCGTAGCTGGATTCTTAGGATTCCATCTGATTCTGTACAGTGTATTCTGCCCTTTGTTGATGTAATCCTTTCTTACGAAGCTAGCACCGCCCATGATTGCTTTTGCTGGAGTTGTCCAACCTTTATTCTTAGCAAATTTCATTGCATAATCAGGGTCGTTGTCGAATGCACCAATACCGAAGTAATTATATGCACCGTATCTACCACTAGCGAAGTTACTTGTTCCGTATCCACTTTCTAAGAAAGCGTGCGCGATCAAATAGATTTCGTTAATGTTGTTTTTCTTACAGGCTTCTGCAAATGCTTTGCCTTGTCCGTCTAGCGTTCCTTTCCCTTTGAGTATCTTATTAAGCGCACTAACTGAAACGCCTTGATACTTGCCTAAATTAAGCATTTGATAGCATTGTGTGTTACTTTCCCATATTCGCTTAACATTCATTGCTGAGCTCGTTTGTGCTCGTGTTGCATTAGCCCAGCCCCATGTATGAGATTTTTTCGGGTTACCCCTAGACATTTGTCTATCCAGTGCTTGCTGGAACGTGAACGGACTTTTTTCAGTAACGATGCTTGGTTTTTCGTCTGATGCAGTGGGTCCTCTTGTTGACGCACTGTCAACCGATGTTTTATCACTAATTCTTATTGTTGTTTGTGTAGTTACTTCTTTAATATTTTCTCGTTTCAATATATCTCGTTTGATGTACGTCTCAAGCATTTTCTTTTTGACTTGCTCATACTTTGCGTCATCCGGTATACCTTGCTTAATCAAGTCGTAATTAATTAAATCTTTCATACTACGCCAAATATTAGGGTCTACCTTTAACGTCGTTTCAGATAATTCTTTATCTGTTCCTGACAACAACCATACACCCCGTATTAAAGCTTGTATTTGGTTCATTAAGAATTGACGCTTGCTATCTGTTTGACCACCACATACTTCAATAACTAGCCAATTAGGGTGACGCGGGTCATCAAAATTGGTTGGTCTAGCAAGCCATGTAGCCTCTCTATCGACATATAAATGCGGTATTTCATAATCGCTTATAAACTTATTTCTTTGCGTATACAGTTCGTCTACAGAACGCATATGCATTGATTCTTTTATATATAATCCTTGAATATCTGAGCGTTCATCACCCATTACAACTATATGATCAATGAAATGCTCTTCTTTATCTAAAACATTGCTGTAAGCAGTGTATTTTACTGTTTTAACTTCTTTAAATTGCGGTTTCTTCGCTTCGCCAGTAATTGTTGAGTCATTGGCTTTTGATGCTGAACTTGTATCAGTACTACTAGGTTTGCTAGTATCTTTTGAATATGGAGGTCTGACAAAGCCTGTAACACTTACATAAGGGTGTCTTACTAAACTTCCCGGAGAACCTGTCCAACTATTAGAATTAACCCAGTTTTGGTCAACGCTATAAAAATAACTTTTATTAGATGGTCCTACTACTATTGCGGTGTGTCCGTCCGAACCTATTCCGTTGCCAGGGTGCCAAACTGCGATGTCTCCAGGTTCCGGTACAAATCCAGATGAATAACGATAGAATCGGAAACCCTTAGGATATCTGTAATTAGCCATATCCTTAGCATTGCCCCATGTTACAAAACCCCAATATCTTTTAAAAATAAAGTTAGGTGTATCCCAACATTGACTGCCCCGATAATTATCTATATTAATCCTCTTACCAATATTCGACTTTGCCCACTCCACCACTTCACTAGCTGTAGGCTTTCTAGTCTTTGGGTTAGGTAATCCCATGTATGCACCTCATTTCAATCAAAATAAAAAGCCAGTGCCGAAGCACTGACTCTTAACTGTTATTTACATTTACCAAACCAGAAGCACGCCCAGAAGCTATATCCTAAAATCCCTTTAAGCATGGTAATCACCTCCTTTAAATACCAAAAATAGTTCTTAGTAAAGCTATGACAATCGTACTGAAGATAGTCCCTATCAAACCGAGAATCCACATTTTCATATCGCGTATATTTTTGTCGTTTTCTTTCTTATTTTTTTCGTCTATCTGTCTTTCCCTCTGGATAGCATCTAAAGTTTTATCTAATTTAATGTTAACTTGCTCTTGAGTTTTTTGACCTAATTTAATCTCATTGAGAGTGCTAAGCATTGTTTTATCATTCTCTTCTAATCTTCTAATTCGCCATTCATGTTCGTGCCGTTTGGTAAATCCAAACATTACGCCACCTACTTTGTGTTAAATTAAAAAGCCTCAAGCATTACACCTGTGACTTTTCATCTTTTGCCTCTGGATATTTTTCACCAGTGATCAATGCATATTCTTCTTTGTCGATTACACCCATGTCTACGTACCACTTAATTTGCTCATTTTTATAGCAACCCCACACATAAAAAGTTTTAATGTCCTTGAAAGTTGGATAAATCATCTTAATTTTCTCCATTTAAACGTCCTCCTCTGTATTTGTTTTACCAGCTTTTAGTTCAGTCAACTGTTGTGTTAACATAGCGTTTTGTTGCTTTAATTCCATCGCCAAAATGTTTACTTGCGTCACCTGCATTTGCATACTTGCAACCATTCCGCGAAGTTCTTCATCACTCAAATCTGATTCACTTTGTTGGTTTGATGCATTCGGTACGTCTTCTTTTTCGAAATTGCTATTGTATTTAATTTCGCCGTTAGTGAAAACGAACTTTCTAGGTTCGAACTCTTCTTTAAATTTAATAGGCACATTGTTATCATCTACATCTAAACTATTGCGTAAACCGCCAGTATTAACGAATCCGATAACTTCGTTTTTATCGTTTACTGTGATTTTCATTATTTCCACCCCATAATTTTAGTTATAGTAACTTTGTTGGCATTCGCTCCAGAACCTGATGTTTTACCTAAATCAAAGTACACATCGTTATCTATTCTTAAAGTAGTGCTACTTGTTTTGGATAGTAAGCACTCATAAATACCGCCACCGTTGCCGTCTGAGTCAACTACATTCGCTTTACTCAATTGAATCGCGTTAGGTAATGCGGTTAGTCCGAATCCCTCAATAACGCCACCTGGATAAGTTCCACTTACCAACAAAATAGAATAGTTTGTGTACGGTTCGGTTAGATTGATTGTTGTACCTACACCATTTGCGCCACCGTCGAACAATACCGTTGACTTATGTTCATTAGGAACCGTCCACTGTGGCTCAAGTCTGCCGTTTGTGATTGATCGTGTGTAAATCTTTTTAGAGTTATAAGGTGTGAAGTTAAACAACTTATTTGTATCATCTTTAACGAATACAGATAAATACCCCTCATAACTTTCAACGCTACCTGGTAAATCCGGCACTCTTGTTGCATAGTAATTACCAGCAGTTAAATATCCCAAATCGCCTTGCGCATTATTTAAGTTAACTTGAATTGATTGACCATTCGCCTCTGTCATCTTATGTTGTTGCCAGCTCGTTGTTCCGAATTTATCATCTACATACTGCTTAGCTTGATTTAAAGCGTTGTTAGACGTTTCTTCAACAAATTGCTTAGTTAAGTTTCCATCATTCTTTTTATAAAACGGGTACCATGTGCCGTAGATTTTATATTTTGTGTACTCATCGTTTGAATCGTCTGGGTACCATGTTGCACGAGCAGTATTATTATCAACAACATAAACAACTAACACACCAGATTTGCTTGATGTATAAGTTGATTCATCGAACGAAGAACCGTCATCAACACCATCTTGTCCAGGCTTCTCTAACGTGCCTATATCCGTCTTTTCTGGCGCATCTGTTGCATTAGTAATATGAATAATCCTAGATGTGTTAACTGCGCTTAAAACGCTATCTATGGACTGCTCATACGATTCAATTGCTTTACCGTAATCATCTGTAAGTTTAGACTTTTGCCAATTTGTTGTTGAATTACCTTTAACAAGGTCAGCGCCATTGATTTGTTGTTCAACTTCGTTAACACGTTCAAAAATCGCTTGCTCTTTTTCAACTATTTTATCGACTTCAGCTGTAACAGCTTGTGTTGCACTAGTTTGCGTCGCAGTAATAGCTTGTATAGCTTCGTTTTGCTTGATTTCGATTTGTTGAATGCCTTTTGTCGCACTATCATTCACTTTTGCTATTAACGTTTGTGTATCAGCCATATTTTGCTTTAATTGGTTAAAGTCTTTACCGACAGCTTCGATAGTATCTTGAATAGATTTGATATAAACAAGCTTTGTTATACCATCAAACCCACTAACTAAATCATTTTCAATATTGAAGCTAAATTGACGTTCAACAACAACATTATTACTCCCGTTTTGTGTAAAGAATGCCTGAGCATGCACCTTGCCTGAATGTTTTAAAAATTCATTCGGTATCACATACTGCAAACGCCCATTAATTGCGTCTACTATCGTTAATTCGTCTGAAATATAAGCGCCTCTATCTACGTTATAATCATCGGTTTTTAACACGATAGATGTTTTAACATGTTCAGAACTTATAGATAACGGTCTGTTATTCTTAGTTACTGCAAAATTTAAAACACCAGTTCCTCTATCTGATTCATAGAAACTGATGTTTGTGTCAATAATTGGATTATATTGTGATGTTGTTTGTAACTCGATTAAGTTATCGTCTTTCGAAAAATTATCTACTACCATTATTCAACCACCTTTCCCTCGAATAAACTCCATTTACCAACGCCACCAGTACCAAAGTTTCTAACTAAAAATTGATGTGCAGACGGGAAGTTATTACGTCTTAATACTTGTGTTGTGTTACCTGGTGTATTCGATTTTACTTCTAATATCCAACCTGCAATACCTTTAAAGTCTTTAGGAAAATCAGTAAATCGTTTTGATTCTTCAGTAGTGATATAGAAATCTAAACCAACGATTTTTAAATCTGATAATTTTGTAATATTCTTAGGGATATGTTCCCAATAACCGGCGTTTTGCGGACAGAAATTCCATGCTCCGTTGTTTTTCTTATTGAAAATATCAATGACACGTTCGAATTTAAGCATATTTCTACCTGTGCTGTTTCTAGTTAGTACTTGTCTTAACGCACCATTATAATGACCAGGCAGTACATCAAAGAACCAACCTGCATCTCTAAACGCTTTCGGTAACGGGAAATCTAACGCATTTTGTGTGTCTTGCGTATAGATATAGTAATGACCAACTTCTGTAATATCACTTAGATATGCTGGGTTTTGTATTGGTAACGGTTTAACACGTCCGCCTGAATCAGTCATCGATACTTGAGGTGCAATGTTTTTTAAGAATTGGTTAACACCTCTTTGGCCGATGGAATAAATTGAGTGATGTCTGTTGTTACCAGGTCCAATAGTTACCCCTATTAAAAGCGCTTTGCGTCCTGTTTCTAGATCGTAATACATATCTAGACCCTCAGCTTCTTGGAAGTCTCCTTTAAAGTTATTATTCACACCACCAATATCGATACGTCGTTTAAATAACAATTCTTTTGTTTTTATATCGAAACCTTGTAAGTAGTTAGGGTTGGCTGTATTCGAATCACCTGTATACCAATATAAGATACCTGCATCATAAGTGATACCTTGCATAGGTTGTGTATCTGAAGTGTATTCCATAGGTATATCCATTTGATACAATACTTTGTCTATACCTTTATCAATATCGTCAGCACTTCTAACCTCAACAAAGTTCAACGAATTCTTAGCTTGTCTTTCAGAAGCTTTATATTCACGTCTAAAAATCATTAAGTTTTCTATAGGATTATAAATTGCCGACGTATATCTATCGTTAAATACGTTTGGCATGACGTCTTGCATTTCGTTGCCATACGTCATTTCTCCACTTCTATATTTAAAGCGTACAAACTTGTTGTTTTTGTTACTGTCCAATACAGCTGAATAAATCCATAATTCTCCATCAATGTATCTATACGCATTGTGTGTACCGTGACCGCCATTTTTAACAAGCAATCTATCAATAAATTGTCCGTTAGGCTTCAATCTAGATAACATGTAATGATTGCCTGGACGCGCTTGTGTCATGTAAATAATTTTTGTTCTAGGGTCTACCCAAAATGATTGCATTACTGCGTTAGTATATGGCGATAAATCTGTGATGAATTCCGGTTCTTGCTCTTTTGGTTCAAATCGGTATTCTGTCGCTTGATATTCTTTATAGTGTTCATCTACAGCTTTCTCAACCTTTTTAGTGAAAGCATCTAGTGTTGAATAATCATGATACAAACGATCTTGCAATGTCTTATGACCATAACCTGTATTATCAATACGCGCGTCTTTTACTTCATTGATACCGTCGCCGTTATGGCCTAGAATCATATTGCTAAAACGGCCATTTAAATACGTTAAATAATCTTCAACACTGTCATTCAAGTATTTAATTTGTTTCGCTGAGTGTGCGTATATTTCTTCTTTTTGATGGTATATAAACATTTTCTCAAGTTTGCTCATACCTTCATCTAACAAGCGATAGTTATACTCATGTTGAGCAACTATTTTCCGACCTGTCATTGAATGTAAACTTGTAATTAATCCGTAAGCCATTGGTTGCCTCCTTTAGTCGTAAAAACTGTAATAATCCTTGATTAACTCGTACATAATAACCTCGTGACCTTTTTCGTTAGGGTGTAAGCCGTCCTCCATGCTCGCTTTCCTAAAAGCTGGATTGTATGGCTTAAAGTAATCTGTGTGATATGCGTCAAACACTGGCACATCTAACTCACTACAAGCTAATATTTGAGCGTTTACATAGTCCTCAAGTGTTAACCCTAGTTTGTTTTTGTCCGTGTCTTTACGGCGTATCGTTGTGCCACTCATTGGGCATTGCCTTGTAGCTGTCATCACTAGTATTTTTGAATCTGGATTATTCTTTCTAATAACTTCAATTGCAGAACAAAAGGCACCGTAAAACGTTTTTGTATCCGTTTTATCAGTGCCTATCGGTACGCCTGCCCAATAACCGTGTAACCAGTCATCATCAGTGCCTTGTAATATGATTAGGTCTCCTCTTATTTGCTCTGCTTGTCTATAAATGCTGTTTTCTACCGCTTCTTTACCTATTGGAACTGTTGCCATTGTTGCGCCACCTCTTGCAAGATTAGTCGTTTTAGCTTTCAATTTCTTGCCTAACATTTCTGTGAAATTAGTTTTTGCGTGCGACCCTCTAGCTACAGAGTCGCCAATCGTTCCAATTGATTTGATGTTTCTTATACTTGATTGACTAGTAAAGTCGTACATGATCGTACCATTAGCAGTTGTAACTGTTTTAGTATTCATCTTATCGACTTTAGCGTTTATTTTTTCATTCTGCTTAACCAATTCATTATTTATAGATAAACTTGCGTTAACTTTTGCGTTTAATGCTTTTAGTTCTTTAGATGGGTCGGATTTTGTAGATTTTACGCTTTTAACATAATTTGCAGCATCATGAACTGCTTTGTTATAACGATTACGCCTTGTAAAGTCTCCTAATACTACATCTTGCTTAGTGATATTATTGTACGCATCTCTATGTGTAGTGATTTCGACTATTCTCACTAAGTCGTTATATCCTATGGCAGAATCCACCACTCTAACAACATCACCTATTTTAGGGTTAGCTTCTGGGAAATGTTCACGTAACGCTACAAAGTCTAAGGAAATAGAAGCAGTGACACTTTTCTTTATCAATAACTCCATTGCTTTTTTTAAACTATCTTCCTTTTTAATACGTCCATCAACAAGCGGTGGCGCTTCTCTTTTACCTATCAATTGTGCTAATGGATGAGTGAATTCAATTTGTAGTCCCGCTTCTGCAAAAGTCTGTTGTCCATCAAAATCACCATAACCTTTAATAAAGGTATAACATTTAGATGCATCTTCTTGTATTTTGACGTTATCAGCATTCACACCAGCTTTAATGTAATAATTGGCAAACTTAGATAATTCATCATACAAATGAAACGTTTTAGTCTTTGCATCGTATTCATATTCGAGATGATAACGCTCAAGTCCTTTTTTAAAGATTTCTAATCGTGTATCTCCTTTGCCTAATCCCTCGAATTTAGATGCATCTACTTTTGGATGTAATACATACTTATAACCCGTTCCTTTAAAGACAGTATTGAAGAACTCAACACCTGTAAAACTTTCGTTATACTCTTGGTAAATCCTAGAATTGTTAAGGTCATCAAGTTCTTTTTGCCTAGCTTTGATATCAAGCCTTATTTTTTCGCCAATAGTAGACTTATCAAGTATGACAATTACATATTCGTTGAAATCATCTTCACCTTCAACATGAGTGATCGTCCACATTTTAGTTATAGCACCTATTGCGTCAAACGTACTCGCGTTCTCGATAATAGTTAGATCCAAAGAACTATCTTCATTTAGCTTTTTACTTACCTTTGTACTAACATTAATAGCGTGCCCTACACCCTGTAGACTTTTTAATAAAATTGGCATAGGCTACTCCTTATCTAAAATATAATTTGTGTCTAAATGTAATTTGTTTCATTACTTTATTAGACTTGAATCGATTCCAGCCTGGATATAAAACCGGTTGTTCTAAAGTTTTATTAAAAGAATCTATATTTAAATAACCTCTATAGGTATGTTTACCGTCGAAGATTATTTTATCTCCGGCTTTTAAATCAACTTCCTTAATAACTGAGATATTTCCTTTATCTGTATAGAAAGTGAATCCATCCTTATCATTAGCTTTAACATCTTCAGCTAACTCTATTTCAACAACATTAAACTGATTAAACTGTGTTAAAGGAACATCACCGTTATAATAAACTTCTCCTGAGTTAGTGTTGTAAAATGTCATTTGACGCCTCTTATCACCTTCGTTTGTAGGCAATCTATCAGGTACCGACCATTTTTCAGGGTCGTTATTACTTTCAAGATCAGTACTATAACCGACACTTTCAAAGTATGGTAGTTCGGTTGTTTCAAACGACAAAGAAAATTCCCCTGATGTTTGTGTTGTGTCAAAAGAAACTTCACTTACTAGTCCTACAAAAAGTTGTCGTCCATCAACATAATCAAGCTCAAATGCTTGTTTGTCTTTTGGTATATCTAATATATGCTCATACTTAATTGAATTGTCTGGTGTAGCTAATTCCCTTAAATAAAAACGTCCAGCAAATAGTGCTTGGACGTCTGACTTTAAATGTGAAGCATAAGCAATTTTAGGTACTTTATACCTTATCTTAAGCTCTACTTTTTTAAGTTCTTCTTTAGCGTAATTATGAAATCTACCATCAATACCCTCTATATCAGAATAGTTACGATGATATCCTGCGCCTGTAACGTTATATTCAACTACTTCCAAGTGATTATAAGTGAAAGGATTGTCACTGACGCGATACTGTGAACCATTCCTTATTACTTCTATATCGTGCGCTATCAACTAACAAACCTCCCTTATAATAAGTTGAAACTTCCGTCTATAGCGTTCATGTCATCAATGCGTGATTTAATTAAATCAAGGTCGCCCTCATTTCTAATCGTTACATTCACAATAGGTCTATTATTTTCTTTTAAGCTATGTTGAACATCGCTAGTCATGTGTCTGTCTATAGAAGTACTTACAGGATTTACTATACTATCTGTCAAAGTAGAGGATAGCTCTTTATTAAAGGCACTGCCAAAGTCTGTAGCAATTACTTTTGCTTGTGATACCGCTAAACCTTTACCTAAGCTACTACCTCCACCGTGTCCACTTACGAATGAAGTTACAGAGTCCCAAGCTGATGAAATCGCATCGCCTACCGCGCTGACTACTTTGTGCGCAGCATTGGCTACACCCTCAGCTACTTTGCCGATTAATTCCGCTCCGGCATTTAAGAAATCACTGAAGAAACTTTTAATCTTACCAAGTGCATCACTCATACCGTCACCTACATTTGAGACAACTCTTTTAAACCCATCAGCTACTTTACTCGCGAAACTTGTAACTGTATTCCAAATGTTAGAAACCCATTCAGAACCTTTTGTGATAATAAAGTTTAATGCTTGTCCCATTTTTTCAGCCACACTCCAAGCAACACGACTGAACCAACTTGTAACAGTGTTCCAAATACTGCTAACAAAATTAGTGATTGTACTCCATATCTGTGACCAACTTGTACCAAACATTGAAAGCGTTCGATTCATTACGCCAGTTAAAAAGCCGATAATTGACTCCCAAACTGATTGCATGTATTGCCAAATCGTATCAAGTACATTGGTAACCGTAGTTTTAATAGTCTCCCAAGCACCTGAGAAGTCGCCAGTAAGCAACTGAATTAAAGCAGTGAATAAACCTACTATGATTTGGACAGCTACGGATATCACTGTTCCTATGGCTTGGAACGCAATTGTAATTAACGTCCACAAACCTTGTATGATATTCATAACATTTGTAATAATGCCTATTACCAAAACACCTAAAACTTGCATGAATACTTGTCCTAATACTTGTAATATAGGCATGATTGGCTGTAATGTTGATTGAATTTTGCCCCACAATTGAGTTAACCAATCTACTACACCTTGAATCGCACCGGAAACTGCTGTTTTAATACCGTTCCAAGCTTCTGTTATTGTTTTTCTGAAATTCTCGTTTGTTTTCCATAAATAAACAAGAATACCAATGAATACACCAATGACTGCAACTACTGCTAATATTGGCCAAGAAATACTTGTGAAAGCACCAGTCAATAAACCGAACGCTTTACTTACCACCCCAGTTATTCTAGTTAAATCCAGTATTCTTTTGACAACATTCAATAAAGTCATACTAAACACATTACTTAACACACTGCTAACAGCTGCGATCGGAGCCATTAAAGCCCAAAATACGCCACCTAAAATACCGATAACACCGATAATTTGAGCGACTGCTGGGTGTGCTTCGAATAGTTTGGCGATAAATCCAGCTAAATTAGTAATGAAATCTAGTAATTTACTAGCTATAGGAGCCATTGCAGTACCAAATGCCACTAACGCTTTTACGATATTACCGATTAACTGCATAATAGTAGGACCATTCTCTTGAACGTAACTGATAAAGTCTTTAAATCCTTGTGATTGTCCTACTTGTTCTGACCATGCTCTAAATTGAGAAGTTAATTTAACTAACCAGTCAAAAATGTTAGAACTGTTTTGAGCAAAAGCAATCATTAAATTACCAATACCAGCGAACACATTGCCAAATATCTGACCAATCTTAGGTAAGTTAGTGGTAGTGTAGTCAATAAACGCTTTAATAGCATTCTGACCAGCCACACTATTAGCCCAATTTTGGAAAGCTATAGACATGTTCTGTAGTCCTTGAGACGCAAATTTGAACAACGGCATTAATTGAGTGAAAATGTTAATTAATCCGTCGCCAAATCGTCCTGCAGCGTTCAATAAATCTCCGAAGATTGCGCCACCTATGCTATTCAATGCTTCAAATGCTTTCTTAGCTGTTTCAGAATGTTTAACCCAATCCTCAAACTTGCGTGTGTTTGCTTCAACCAGCATAGATACTTCGGATAAGAATGGTTTTAATTGAGACATCGCACTTGTAACGCCTCTGATACCTGCTGACATCGCATTAAAGATACTTGCTTGATTCTCTTTAACAATATCACGCCATGTAGTTTTTAATTGATCGCTCGCATCTCTAAAGTTTTGAACTTCTTTTGTTACTGCCAATGTTCCATCTTCAACCATTTTAAGAGCGCTAATAGCCATTGCACCAAAACCAACAACTCCAAGACCTGCGACAGAGAATGCGCCAACTAAACCTAAAACGCCACCCCCTAATACACCAACCGCATTAAGTACTGCCATTATTGCAGGTACTAACCCGGCAATCACTGGTATCAATGCTTGTATACTAGCAATCATTAAGCCTTTAACTTGTTGTGCAAAAATTGTACCAAATGTACGAATTTTAGTAGCTAGCGCGTCCATTTTCTCACTATAATCAGTTAAGGACTGATTCAGTGCCTTAGTTAAAATTTGGGTTTTTGTCATACCTCTCGTATCGAAATTAACTTTTATTGTTTTGTTGTGTAACGTGGCCAACATCGTTTTTGCACTAGCAATTGCACGTTTTAACGGTGAATTATTACCATCTATTTTAACGTTATGTTCACGCCATTTTTGCGCCATAGCTTTAGCGCGTTGTAAAGCTCTTTGGAATCTTGAAATATCTGCTTTTACATCTGTTTCAATTTCGTTTGGTACAGCCGTCTTTGCTAATCGTTGAGCTTTCCTTACATTGCTTTGAAAATCTCTAATATTGGCCATAATCTTTGCCATAAAATGAGTATCCAAAGGCTAACCTCCTTTCGATTCAAGGAATTTTCTTGTACCTTCTTTGAAGAGTTCACGTCTTCTTTTTTCTTCTTCTAATCTAGCTTTTTGTACACGAGCATAGCTACCAGGCTCCCTTATTTCGTAACGTTGTTTCTCAATGTCACGAATCATACTAGTTAGCCTCTTAGAAGCTTGTACTAAGCCGTTAGCTTGCGCTTGTTCAATTAATAATTGTCTTTGATCTAGGTACCTATCCTGACCACCAATAAGCCAATCACGCCATTCAGCAGGTGTTAGTGCTAACAATTCATGTTCAGGGATATATCCTAAATATCTAGCTGTCAGTTGCCTTATTTTTGAGTAATCGTGTAAGGTTCTGCGCCCATGATTTCCTTGTAATTCTCTTTCATCATTTCTATGCCTGCTTTCGTCATTTCTTTGTCCTCGCTTTTGGCCATATTCGGTGCTTTGTTCAATGTCATCCAGTACGAGCGACTCTCCCTCTTGAAAAAACCACTATTGTTAAGTTTGTCCAAAGCCCCTTGTAATAACGGCAAAGTATCCTCGTTTTCAGTGATGAAATCATCAATCGCTTTTTCTAATTGTTCTCGAGTTGGTGGGTTTTTTAAATAAGCAGTAGCACATTCCCAAAATTGTAAAATCGCTTTGTTTCTAGATTCTAGCAAACCGTTAAAGATAACATTGAATCCTGGCATTGCTCCTTTTCTCCCATCTTCGCTATCTTCTGAGAATTTTTCAGCTTTTCGGTCAAATGCAAATGTTACTTTTGCTTCTACTTCGTAATCTTTTTCTCCGTCATTAATTTTTAATGTTGTAATTGGATTAAATTCAGTCAAAATATATACCTCTTTTCAATTTTTTTATAAAAAAATAGGGAGCTTACGCCCCCTTGATCTATTAGTTTACATAGAATGGTCTTCCGTGCGTGAATCAGATACAACACTAGCTTTCTTTTGATTCTCGAATGTTCCGACTTTTTCGCCGAATTTTTCGTATTCAACTGTAGGCGCACCTGCAGCTTCAAACCACTCTTTCGGCAAGTTATCTTCAGCACCTTCTGCTGTATTCCATTTAACTTTTAATGATAGTTCGATTTTGTCACTTTCATCATCAAATGACATTTCAAATGATTCTGGAACAACATAACCAAACATTCCGTGATGTTTACCGTCTGCACGTTTATTACGCTCATAAAGCCATATACGCAACTGTCCACCTGTTTGTACAGCGTGTTTCACTGCTTCAATTCCTTTATCTCCAGGCACATTACCAATTGTTAATTTAAATGATTCTGACATTGCATTGGGAGAATAGTCCGTTTTACCGCCTCGTACTATTTCAGCTAAATCATTTTCAATCGTATGTCCACCTTCTTGTAAGTCAGCTAATAATAAAGATTCTACTGGATCTAAGTCAGTTTCAGCTGGACGTACAACTGCTAAATAGTTTTTTTGCGCCATTTAATACACTCCTTCGTTTTTCTTTTTATGTCTGTACTTAAATAAAAGCCGTATCGTGCCATGCTTAGTAAACCTGTCTATATCAGGGAATACTGCTTGACTATCGATACGGCTAAATTGAAACTCGTAATTATCTATTTCTATAGGTCTGTTAAGCACATAACCTATCGCGCTTAAAATGAGCTTAGCCTCGTATTGTGTAGCGAACTGTGAATACACATGTATGACAATACCGACTGTTTCTCTCATTGTTGCGCTAGATTCGTTGTTAGTGACGTTTGATTCACCCACAACAATATATGGGTAAACAGCGTCATCTTGAACAACGTCAAAAACCCTATCATCAACTAGTTTGTTAATGTTAGGGTCTGAGATTAATCTTTTATATATTTGATTTGTAAGTTCAGGCTCAACTGATACCCACATATTTAACCACCTCTATGAAAAATACTGCTCGAATGTCTTGCGTCCTGCGTCAATTGCAGGGTTCCAAAATGGCTGTGGCGCTTGACCATATGTGGTGTACCATTCGCCGTCATCACCTTTAAAACTCCACGGAATCTTTGTAGCACGACTACCACCAGGACCAGTAGCATATATACCAGTACCGTATTCAACGTATATTGCATAATCTGCGCCGACACTTATAACACTGGATAACCCACCATCGAAATATTTAAAGTCAATACTTTCTTCTAAAAAACCTAAGTCAACAGGAGCTAATGCTACAGCAGTGTTGTAAATCTTCGTCGTTGTTTTAGCAATACCTTTTTTAACCCACTCTTCTATTTTCTTATCGAACTTATCCAATTCAACAACCATGCTATCAGCACCGTACTTAACTTTTGCCATATGGCACCTGCTTAAGTCGTAGTAACTTAATTTCATGTTGTCCGCCCTGATCTACAGAATCACCTTCAATACTAAAGATTCTACCCTCATACTCAAATAAATTGTTTTTAGATATTGGCAAGTCATAAGGTACATATAGGTTTCTGTCATATTCTTGTGACATTTGATGAAATTTTAGTTGTTCAGATGTAGTAGGCGTATCCATAAATCCTTTAATTGTTTTATCGCTTACAAAGCGCTCTTGTATAATTGGATACTCTCCTACTTTTTTGATACTTCCAATAGAAATAGTGTGAGGGAATTCGTCGTATGGGTTAAACACAAACAACACCTCTACCTTATTGGTTTAAACGGATGAAACTTTGCTCGTTTATACCTGTTTAATACTCCACTAATGTAATCAGGGACACCATCGTTATAAGTGTACGACACTGTCCCCATACTTCTTGACTTTAAATTCTTTTTAACTTCAGGTCGTTGATAATACTCTAGGACATCTGCGACATACTTTTTGATTGAGTAAGGATAAATGACTTGACCATCTTTCATAAAATCATTGTTTGTTATATCCCTAACATCTTCTAGTATTCCGTCAACTTCCATCTTAAATATTTCTTCTTCATCACTTTTAACTTCCACTCCATTTTTCTTGAGTAAAAGTTTAACATCTTCATAAAGAGTCATTTTTATCACTCGCTCTTATCAGACGTAGTACGACGTGATTTAACCTCTTTGTAACCGACAAGACTGTAATAAGAGTCAAATGCCTTCTTTGTAACAGTAATAGTCATATTGTCTTTTTTTACCTTAATCTCTTCTGCAGGATTAGCCATCATATCTCCTCCTATTCAGTTGGTTTAAGCGTTGCGAACGCTTCTGGTTTAACGTTCATGTATGCAATATGCATCGTCGCACGTAAAGCGAACATATCACGTTCAAATAATGATACTGGTTGGCCAGAAGCATCTGATGCTTGTAACGTCGTTAACGTGGCATCTTCAGAAATTGCATACTCAATACCTTGTAAGATACCGTAACGTGCGTAATCCCAATCACCCATTAGTGCTAACGATTTCTTTTTGTCGTATACATCCGCTCCAGTATAAGATAGTGGTAATCCCATAATCTCGTTCCCGTTAGCATCAAATAATGGTCTGTCATTAGCATCTAAAGCATTACGCATTTTACTTCTGAATGAACGTGTAGTTAATACTCCGTTTGGATCTAACTCTTCATCTTCAATAGTAGCCATTAATGCCGAAAGGTCTACGTATAAATTATTAGTATCTGTAACAACGTTACCTTTCTCTTCTGCGCCTTCAACAAGCGGTTTACCACTAGTTGAAGTGTTGTAAGGTGATTTAGTACCAAAGATAACAGCTTGGTCAAACGCTTTGTAAAATGCCTCTGCAATTAGAGGTTTAACCTCATTAAAGAAATCTTTTGCAGTCCATTTAAGAAACTCTTTTGATAACGGAATAATTACACCAATTTTCTTAGCTTCCATTTCTGCTTGTGCATATTCAGGCTTAGAAGTTTGAATACGTTCCGTTTCTGATACCCAGTAGGCGCCTACACCTTTTGCTAAGTAAGTAAATTTTTTCTTTTGTGCTGTCATTGGCTCATTTTTAGCTAATTTCATAATTGCTGAATTAGCCATAATGTCTTTCATGATTAAAGTACCTTGTTCTGCTGGAATAACGCCGTTTTTAAAATCCGATAAAATAACATTGCCTGGCGTGTATGTTGGAGTTGCCATATTTTATTACCTCACTTTATTTTCTAATATTGATTTCTTTCGCCATTTCTTCAATGGACTTTACATTTGAAGGGTCTAAATCTTGATTTCGTGATTCTTTAACATCTCTTCCACTCGATTTAAATTTAGACTCAACGCCTTTTTGAACATACTTGTCAAAGGTTTCTTTTAAAGCTTTTAAGTTTTGCTCAGTATCTTCATCAGAATCGCCTAAAAATCTATCAACTAAGGATGTTGGTAAATTTAGTTCCTGCGCTTTACCTAGCGCGTTACTTCTTAACTTCTCACGTTTTGCCTCTGCGTCGCGTTTTTCTAACTCTTGTTCAAGAGCACTAATACGTTTTTGTTCTTCTGATTGCTCAGGATTACGCTTCCGTACTTCTTGTTCGATTAGATCCTCAAGATTTTTCTCTTTCCATGATTCTAATCCTTTCGAATGATAACGATCTAATTCAGGTTGAATGAATCGTTTACCTTCTTCTGTATCTAAAAAGCCTTTAACGTCATCAACAGACACCGTCTTAAGTCCCTTTAGATAATCTTTTACTTCTTTATCGTCTTTGTGTTCTTCAAAAAAAGACTTAACTTCTTCGATATTCATATATCAAAACTCCTTTTTGCCCTTCGCGTACCCTAACAGTCCGAAAAGTGCATAATAAAAAGCAGTTTAACGACATGCTAAGGTCGAGTAGCAAAGAGACAACTAAAAAAGTGTGAAATCATTATTTTTAGCATTTTCTTCGCTAATAGATGTTTTAACCATATCTAAATCAGCTTCATTTTTAACTGTTACGTTTACAACAACTTTTTCGTTTTGTAACTCTATTATCTCTTCGTACAAGGATTTAATGCGTTCTAACTTTTCTATAGCTTCGCCAGTATCAACATTTACTTTTATTTTAAAATCCATATCAATTACCACCTTTTCGCTTATATTTCTCCCACTCACGATAAGTCATGAATGGTATAACTTCATTTTCACCATCATCATTACGCACTCTCATCACAGTGGGTAATTCATCTTTATCAATGTAATAGAGTAATTTACAACGACAGTTGATATTTTCTTTCGCACTGTTTACACCGATAAATAGCTTTGGTGCTTGTCCAACGCACCCACTTGATTGAAAGTTTTGGTCTATTTCTACAGATTCACCGTCTAAATGGCGATGAGTATCGCGTGTACGTGTATCTTTGGTAGCATGCCAACGTTTCTTCATCTTCAAACCGTTATCTTTAGCAACCATTGCACTATCAAGTCCAGCTTGTGACATTGCTCTGCCTGCTTCTGTGCGAGCCACACGCAATGATTGAGCTTTAGACATGCCGATATCATCACGTATTTCTTTAGCTATCTTAGAGTACCCCTCCCCGCTCATAATGCCTTGTGTAATGTGCATACGTATCTTTTTCAATACTTCATCACGATGTTTTTGTAGTGTTGGCATTAAACGAATGAACTCAATAGGTTGTTCAATAGCTGATTTGATTATCTCTTTACTCGGAACATCAAACTGCATAGATGTTTGACTCGCCATTTCATATAAATAAAGGCTCATAAGGAACTTTTCGATATAAGCATCTTCCTGTGACTTCTGAATCATCTTAGCTACTTGCCTATAGTCATCAGTCAACATTGTACCTATACGAGTTAACTCCTTATTGAGCCTGTTGTATTTATTGAATTCAGTCCATGTAACATACACATCATCACTTTGATACTTTTCAAACATATCTGCGATGATTTGTTTTATCTCTTTAAGTCGATTAGCAAATAGTTGTTCTATTGGTTTTTCTGCTTTAGAGATTAAACCCTCGATATACTCATCAATATCATTCTGATTGGTTATTTTGGGATTTGTCATTTGCGTCACCTTCATATATGTCAGGTAATTTGTCATTAAATTCAAGACTTTCTTTTTCCATTTCGTCTAATTCGTAATCAACATCATCAACTAGTTGTGATTGTCCCAACCTTGTTCGTTCTGAAACTTGCCCCTTAAGGTTAATTAGCACTTGTGATTCTTCTAACTTATTAACTGGAATGTTTCGAGTGAACTTAAATATCAGATTTAAATAACTATCATCATTTAAGTTGTACCCTTTACGCTTTAATGCAGATAAAATAACTTTGAATTGATACCTCAACATAGCTGTCATCTTACGCTCAAACGTCATACACTTGTTCTCTAAAGCCATAAGCTTAAGTTTCATTCCAATGATAGGTACATTTCCATTAAACTCGTCAGAATTAAAGTTTACTGACTTTGCAAAACGCATGATATTCTTTTCGATTCGATCTAAATGGTTCTCAATCATTGTGTCATTTACATCTTTTGTTAAGTATTTAACGTCCATATCTTTGTCGAACAACTCAAATGCGCCACTCTTTTGTGTTTCTTGAATCATTTCTTCACTCATACCCATACCGCGTAACACAAGGTATGCTAAACGTGTCTGACTAATCTCACTTGATGCATCGCTCATTGTTAAATCATATGCGTCAATTAAGTGAATAACCTTTTCAGCATCTCCTATCATCTCTTTGTTGTTAGGTACACCAAACAATGGATTGTAATCAAATAAATGTTCATATCGTCCAACTTCTTGCAAAGCGTCAATACCTTCTCCTCGAAATACATAATAATAAGCATTATCGTAAAACTCTGCGTACACATAATCAGTGCCATTATCATCATCTTTTTCATAAAAGTAGCGCAATGAGTATGTAGGTTCTAAAATATTGTCGCCAACAAAAATAACATTATAGGGATCTATATTCTTAATCCTAATATCACCATTCGTATCAATATATGCTAACCTAGCACCATATCCGCAAATTGCTGCCATTTTACCTATTTCAGAATCCTCATCATCAACACTATTTCTAATGGCAAAGTTGGTTATAAACTTTTTCAACTTTTCGTTTTTTTCTGCGTTTTCATCTAAATCATAAGTAACAGGAACACCATGTAAATAACCAACACGTGTATCAACAATTTCGCTGTCAAAAGAGTTGTTAAGTTTGTTATTAACAGACACGTCTAATCGCCTTACATTTCCACCAGTTTCAAAATCTTCTTTTTCTTCAATTGGTCGACGTTTGAATATTGGTACATAGTCAATATGTGTCTTGTATCTATTATAGAGATTAACCATTCTCTCTCTATCGTCTTTATGTGACTCTATTAGAGCCTCAATATGCTTAGGCAATATTCCTTGTGCTTCAATATCATCTATTAACTTATACAATGTCATTTCCCCCTCCTTAATCGTTCAGGTTTAGTATGTGTGTATATGGCATATCTTAACGAGTCCAACACGTCATCAAATTCTTTTATAGGCTCTCCATTTGTAGGGTGCCAAACGTATTTAAATACCTCTTGCTTAAACCTATCCATATTATCATATAGAACAAGTAACTTGTTTTGTTTGAACAACTTAGCAACTTCTTCTACACCCGATAGTTTACTTTTATCAGCGTTAATTGCACGTAATCTATGTCTTCTAAATTCAGTGATGTATTCAGGTCGTGCAGTATCGCAGTAAAAATTAATATTGCCATATCTACTTACAATATCTTTTGCAATAACCACCCAATCATCAATAAACTTAAATTGGTGTGCGTGCTCCTCAATAAAATAAAAGTTACCATCTATACCTCGTCCTATTAACACAATAGATCCATAGTGCTCGTAACCCCAGTCGACACCAGCAAAGTATTCTTTGATAGGTATGTCGTCCAGTTCATCTGCTTTAATCGTATTCTCATTCAAATCAAAGTCGGCATATACTACACCGTCACCAGACACCCACATACCGTTGATATTACGTTCATAGAACATACCTGATGGTGTTGAAGCCTTAATAGACTCTTTATATCTATCATTAAGAAAGTTATTGTCATCGAGCTTAAATTGGTGACTCAGTATACCTGCTTTAGGATCTGTATTTTCAATATAATCTTTCAACAACCAATGCTCGGGATGGTCAGGGTTGGTATCTACCAATATTCTTGCACCAGTTCCACTACAACGTGACTTAATCTCGTCAAACACTTCTTCATGCGCTAACGACGCTTCATTGATATATGCACCAAACGATGTCATACCACGTATTGCTCCTATACCACTTACTTTACTGTGACCTGTCTGAACCACTTGAACGCCAAATAACATGAATGAATTGTATTTATCAAAATTAAACTCAATGCCGTATTTGTTAGTTAACTCTATTAGTACGTTTTTTTGGATTGTACCTAATGTTGCACCAGCAAGTATATATTGAGGTGTCTCAATTCCTTCTTCGTCTGCTATCTTTCGCACGCGCATTAATTCACGTAAAAATAAGTCATTATTTAATATTGTTTTACCTGTACGCTTAGCTCCGTGATTAATTAACATAAACCAATCTTGTTTTTGCGTTTGCTTCAATATTTCAATTTGTTTGTCCGTATATAAAGATTTAAGTTTATTCATTGACGATCACTTCCGTTATTGCGTCGTGAAGTTGTTTGATTTTATCTTCTGTGCCACTGTCACCTTTATCTATTTGTTCAATCTTCTTCTCAAGCATCTTAATCTCAGTTTCTATTTTCTTGTTAGCTAAAACTTCGTTACCTAACGTCATTCTATTCATACCATCTAAACTAGCGAGGAATGCATCAGCTGTCGCTTTCTTCACTCCCTCTATTTCAATGTCATTCTTAGCTACATTCTTTAGCCACTCATATTCTTCAAAAGCCTTTTGGCGTGTCCATTTTGATTGTTCAGCTGCTTCTTGACGCAATTCTTCATACCTATCTAAAATCGCACTATTCTTACTCAACTCAAAAGCTCGGCTATCTATATAATTATCACTTTTACCTTTAGTCGAATACCCTGCGTCAATATATGCTTTCCGTTGGCTCTTGCCCTCGATGAGTCCTAATACAAACTTTTCTTGCTTCGGTGTTAATTTAATCAATTGTTTTCACTGTATCACACGCCTTTACGTTAATTACTCTAGTTATTTTAAATACAAAAATGCCCCTACATCTTGTGCAGGAGCTACGTTCAATAAATGTGAAAGGAGGAAAATAGTTATGACTCAAATTGCAAGAATTAAACTACCCACCATATAGGCAGGTAGTAAGTGATTAATAGCGTAACATATCATCTTTTATATGTTTGTCGCTTCTCAATCACATCGATGAGAACATCTAATGTGGCTATTACCCCACGTCTTAAGATAATTCTTACAATATCATAATATCTCGTTTTAGGTGTCAAAAACTGTCATTTTACTGTCAATTTTAGTATTCCCCTAATTCTTCGGCTAATTTAGAAACTATCTTCTTCTTAATTCTATGCGCTGTACTTTCAGAAATGTGTATGTCATAACATACCGCAATCAAAGTCTTTTTGTTAAAATAATACTCTTGAATGAATTCGCGTTCTTTCCTACTTGATGTGTTGATGATACGTTCAATCGCACTCTTAAACTCAAGGATTTTACCTCTTCGTATACTACAAAGATAATTAGTTACTGCCATTTCTGTTTTCGATGTATTAGACGGTACAAACTCCCCGCCTATATTTGTATCTGTTGGAATCCACGGTGTCATTATTTCACTTCTTAAATCTTCGAGTTGCTTATGATAATTAGGATAATCACACAACTCGTCTTCTAACTTTCGAACTGTTGATAATTTTAATCCGTATTTCTTTTTAGTCATGAATACCCTCCATACAAATATGTTTAATCTTCAAAGTGTCTCAATCTACTTCTTAATATTTCTATCTCTCGCTCTTTAACTTTCAAATCGCCTTTTAACTGTTCAGCTTGTAACATCACGCCAAACAATAAGATGACTAGTAATATAATTGCTATGATTAACCACATCATCTACTCTGACACCTCCGCCCTCATCAAATCACACTGATCGCTCAACTTTGCGAAGTCACTCGGCGCCTCTACATCATCATTAGCCGTCATCATAATATATACTTGCTCAGTTACATACTTACCTAACTCATACATCGCTAGTAAGAATAATAGTCTCAAAATTTCTTTAACCACCACTAAACACCCCATGTTAATTTATCGATAATTTGTATAGCTTGTTTTAATGCGTCTCTTTTTTCTTCGATATCTCTATTATCGCCATCTTCATCAGCTGACATTAACTCACTGTCATATTCATATAATAGTTCTGATATTTCATTACTAGCTACTACTAATAAGTTTTCATCTACATCAATCGTTACCGTTTTCTTTGGCATCTCCATCTCTCCTTATCTTAACTTGTGCCTCGTATTTGCGCTCAGCTTCTTCTTTACTCTCTGCCTCAACAACTGTAAACCTTTGATTGCTCTTAACTCGAGTTATGTGCGTATGTTTACGTCCTGTTGAATCTTTGAATGTTGTGACTAGGTATTGTGTCACTTCCCCAAAACCTCCTTGACTCGATCTAATATGTCTTTACACGTATCCTTTTCCTGCGTCTGCTGTTCCATCTTGTCTTTCATGATTCCTTTTCATTTTCTTTTTGTACGCGTCAATGAGTTGGTCGATTGTATAGTAAGTATTGGCGTACAAAAAAGGCATTATTAAAACTTGTACAATACTATTATCAATACCTTTTACAAATTGTTCTGTTAGTGTATGCATTACATGAACAAAATAAACTGAATGTAGTTTAGGTAAAGTAACTTCATTTTCAATCAAATCAACCATAACCTCAGTAGTTTCTTCCAAATCTTCTTCATCAACAATAGTCAAAGTTAATTGCAAACTGAAAGCTAAGTAATCAGCAATCTCATCTAATTGTGTATCTAATGGCTTACCTGGTTGTTTCTTCCAATTTTTAAAAAACTCAAGTGTGTTAACCCACTCCGCAAATTCAATAATCATACTAGCTACTGTGTCATTTAAATTTCTGGTTGGTATTCTATCGTCGAACTCCTTTTGTATTTGTAATAACTCTTGTAATTGATCAATTGTTAATGTGTTATTCATTTTCCTGTTCCACCTCTACATTAATTTCAAATTCATCACAATCAAATGGCACTTCCATTCTCGCAATATCATGAGCCTCAAATTCTGCTTCTTCTAAACTTTCAGCCTCGATAGCCTCTTCAATCATGCCTGTATATGTGATTTGAACATTAAATTTTTTCATCTTCTTGCTCCTTGTATTCATAGATAACTTGACTTACCATAATCCCTATTGCTTCATCTAGTTCTAGCGCTCCTTTAGTCGGACTTTGAGTAAAGTTATTAATGTCTTCAAGTAGTCTGTCAAACGCTTGCGCTTTCTTATACACGTCCTCAATCTCTTTTAGCAATCCCTCTGTGTCATTACCGTTATACGCACTAGCACTGATTACGGATTGTTCTATTTGTTCGCGGTTATTCATCAGATTATCTATCTCATCAAATGCTTTTGCTTTTCTCTTAACTTCCGTCATATCCCCAATAAGCTCATCTCGTTGCTTCTTGTACTCATCACGTTGTTTTCTCATCTTCTTCAACCTAGCGTCCATTACGCTTAGTTGGAACCCTGTTTCATAGTTCATTCTGTTACCTCCAGTAAATGAGATGATTCAAATATGTTGCCTTTAACCTCACAGTCATATCTAAGGAAGGATTTTTTGTCTATATACTCAAAGTAATCATTTTCAGAGAGTGCACCCTCAAACATAAAATCTTTTAATTGAATACCATTTACAATATCAATAGATATCACTGCTCTATTAATTGTATCTACTAAAGACTCATCGTCGCCCGCTATCATGAGTACTCCATCTTTGAACTCAACTATATCTCCCGCATATATTTCGTTGTTGTTTTTGTCTTTAAGTCCTGTACTTTGCATAAGTTCTACATCTTTGAAATCTCTTGCGTGTATTAAAGCTTCTGCTTCCGCGTAGTTTTCATAGTGAACTTCATTCTCGATGAAGTCGAATCCTACAACATCGTGTATTCTTCCTGTATATTCGTCCCACACTCGATATTTAGGCATCATTCTACTACCTCCACTTTTTCTACTTCTATGCTTGCAGTTTTGAATGGGAGCTTTTTACGAGTCAGTTTTAATACCGTATTCGTGGCTTCTTCCTCATTCGTACTTTGCACAAAATAATGCTTTTTTAATTTATAATTACATTTAGACGCTAAGAACTTGATACAAAGACTTACTTTATAGGTTTGCATCATTCTACCAACTCCCCATCTTTCCAAATCAATGTCATCGTCATGTCATCGTTTAAGATATAGAATGCTTTAGTAGGAAAAATATTGTCGTCTTCAAAACGTTCGTTCAAACTGATACCTTTGTGTAATGCGGATTTATAGACTCCTTCTTGAATCTCATATACCTCTAACAACCTATCAAACTTAGTCTCTTCCGTTACTTCTTTTTCAATATCAACTATGAAGGGGATATCAATTGGAATAAAACTTGACGTCGAACACTTATTTGTATTTGGATGAAAACGAACGAATCCATCACTAAATCCTGTTGAAAAAAATATTTTTCCTTGTGATAGATCCGGATTTTCTCGCGCCCATTTAATTAATTCATCTAATCTCATTTCTTTTTTAACTTTGATTTTCATTGTTATATCTCCTCTTGAACAGTAAATTTATCGTTAATTGATACATATCCAGTCACATTACATAAGATGCTATCAACATGAAAAGTCACAAAACAGTTGCGCTCAACATCATTTGAATAGAATCTTTTATTACCTGATAACTTGGGGTTATCCCAAGCCCATTGGATAAGTTCAGGTAAATTCATTTCTTTTTCAATTTTGATTTTCATTGTTTCCGCCCTTTTAAAATAAAGTTAGTTGCTTCTGTTCCTCATATTCCAAATCACTTTGCTTTATATATGTTTCAAGCTCTTCCGCTGTATCAAATGTCTTTTTCACACCTTGCCAACCTGGCACGATATGACCGTGAAAGTAATAATTGCCGTTTGCTACATGGATATGTGCCACTCGTTCGTTATCTTGATACAGATATCTCTTAGATCCAAAGAATTGATTTAGGTATTCTTTGCGTGCGTTATCTGTCATGATCTACTTCTTAACTTTCACGAATATGTCGTTTTCCATCAGGTAGCACGCATAACGTCCTCTTGGATGTTTCTGAGGCACATTAAACAAATGTGGCTTCTTTCTTCTTAGCTCAGCCTCTTTACGTCGTTGCCTAGCTATTTCACGTTCTCTAGCCTCTCGTTGCATAATTCTGGCTAACACGATTTCTTTATACTCAGCTAAGCGCATACCATAAGGTGCATGTAAGGCTTCTAACAACGCCCAGCCACCACGTACTCTTTTTGCAACCATTCCAGGAGTTAAACCGTTCTTTTTTATCAATTCATTTTCATGTTCGGTAAATTTATATGGTTTACCGTTAATCTTTACGATACTCATTTATTCCACCTCTATATATGCATGTCTTATTGTTATGTTGTCATACTTTAGTAATTCATCCGGATTGTCATCTAAGCGCTTTGCTAGCATATCTTTTTCATCATCCACATCATCAAAATGCTGATAATCAACTTCTGTAGGTATTCTTATATCAATCGTTGCGTTTATATATGCTTGTTGTTGCATTAAATCACTTCATTTCTCTTTTTCTTTTACGTCTGACTTTCACTAAGTCCTCATATACCATCCATTCTTGACCTGTGTATTTAGGCGCTTTACATATCCACGTTAAATTCACATCTCTATACTGATATCTGAATATCTTCGCTTTGATGTTGGCAACTTCAGTCGCCTTACCTTTAACGTCTATAACTTCAACCAGTTTCCCTTCCTTCCACAAAGAGAAATCGGCTATATACGTAATCGGTCTTTGCTTCCCAAATTTAGGTTGTAGTTCGAATTTAGGTTGTAGTTCGATACGATCATAGTTAGTGCCATTCATATTACTTTCTAAATATTGGTAATATTCGCACTCTACTTTGCTATCAAATACAATTCCTTTGTACTCAACTTTCTTAGCGTTGTATTTACTCATTGTGCCACCTCTAAATATCAAATATCGTTGCTTGTAATCCTAGCTCTTGCTCATATAGAAGCCCGTGAGCGCCTTTGAATCGTTTTAGGTCTCTATCAGTCATGATTTTCTTTTCGTCGCTGAAATGGGCTCCTGTGAGAGAATAAACTTCATTTACGTTGTCTTTATACTTGATGACCTTAATATCTTCCGTGCCATCTTCTCGGTATAAGTAATATTTTTCTTTCGGCATTTTTAACACTCCTTAATATTCGACGACAGCGGGGCGTGTGTGACGTTCTGCAAGCTTTTGGATAAATAGGTCGTACAACCTATTTTCATCGCCCTGTGCCTCGTCTATGAGTTTCTGAGCGTACATATCTGAACACTCAAGTTTAGTTTTTAAAAATTCTTTGGTTACCATGCATCTCGCTCCCTGAAATCGTCTCCGATTACTCTTACTTTTCTCGCATTGTGTTTCATTCTTGAATTGATACGTTGCCAGTTCATATTTTGATTTAGTTCTTTATCACTAAAGTTAGTTGTAAAGATGTTGTTTTTACCTACTCTGTTATCAACAATGCTGAAAAGTTTATTTAAAGTGTGCTCTGTGTTTTCTACACCCATATCATCTAGTACAAGTAAATCAATATCACTTAGCAATCTGACTAGCTCGTCTGTAGTTTCAACTGCATTTTTGTTGTATGTCGCTTTGATACGATCCATCAACATTGGTATGTGCATAAAAGCAACTGTATGCCCTTTAGATTTGACTGCTTTTGCGATAGCGTATGCTAGGTGGCTTTTACCAGTTCCATATGAACCTTGCAATATTAATGATTTTGGTTCTTTTGTAGAGAAACCCTGTACATACTCTATTGCTGTTTGTTTAGCTTTTACTTGTTTTTCATTTTGTGGCTTATAGTTGTTAACCGTTGCATCTCTTAATGACGGATTAACATTTGATTGATTGAATATGTTGTTTATCTTCCGTTGCTTGTTTCGCTTATATTCCTCATAAATTTCACACTTGCAACCATCTTTATACTCGTAACCATTCGGGTGTTTTTTAGTAGGAGCGAACTTATATAAGTCGTATTCACTGCCACACCTCTTACATTTCAATCCCTTTTCGACATGAGTAGGTTGATATTTTTTCAAGCTTTCGTTTATCTTTTCGCTGAATAGTGGTTTCATAATGTCCCCCTAATCCCAATAACTTTCGTCGTACTTCATACGTTCCAATTGATCTATGCCAGTTTCTTTAATCTCTTCGCTATAATCATTCATATAGCTTTCATTAGTTAAGAATGTTTTGGGGTACTTTTGATATTGTTTGTCTGTAATAGTTTTTAAATACTCTCGAGTGCCTTGCATGATTTGTTCAAAAGAATGTTTCTTTAAGCATGATTTGAATTTAGTAAAAGACATCTTCTTATCTTTCTTCTTGTCGTAAAGTTTCCACCATTCCTCAAATTGCTCATGCGTAACGTCAGTTGCGCTATTAATTGAACTTAAGTTCTTATCTATATCTTTTTCTTTATCTCTTTCTAATTCTTTATCTAATTCTTTATCTAATTCTTTATCTTCTTCTGTTGCGTGACTGTCACGTGACGTCACGTGACCATTTAGCAATTTTCTGTTGTTTTCTCGTTGCTTTTGTTTCCTCAACCTGTTCTGCGCCCTGATTTTCTCGAGTCCTTCGATGTTTTGGTGCTTTTCCCAGTTTGTCACTTTTATGACACCGTTAACTTTTTCAATCATGCCTAATGTCTCAAAAGTTTGTATTGCTAACCTTATCGAGTTGATAGGTCGGCTAAACTCATTTGCTAACATTTCTTCGTTGTACGGCAAATTTTCAGATAGCATAATGTAACCTTGTTCGTTGTACTTTCCTGATAAAGTTAGCAACTTAACCCAAATAGTTATGATCGTATCTCTTTCAGGTAAAGCTTCGATATATTTGATTTTGCTGTCATCAAACATGCCAACTTTAAGTTTTATCCACGATACTTCTCCCATTGTCTTCTCCTTTCAGCGCTTTTATTTTGTCCGGTATTTCCCAGTTAGATATGAATTCTTTAAGTTCATCTGTCATAGGTACGTCATTAAGGATTACGTCTGAACCATGTAAATAAAAATTAATTTTATTAAACATGAGAGCAGTCTCATAAATATTTTTTGACCATCCAATATGATATGTCTTTCTTTTATAAGTTATTTGCGCTACATAACCACTTTGAGTTAAATAGACTCCTTTGAACTTACTTTTTCCTCTTCTACGACGTTTTTGGTCTTTGTAAGTTTTGTATTCATATTCAAATATAGAGTCATTTTGATTCTTATAACCTTGTCCGTCCCAATATTTATCTACTGCGCTGTTGTATGCTTTAGCTGCCTCCCATTCATTAACAAAACTACCTAAATATTTAGATTTGCTATCAATTTTTATTACAGCAGACCATTTTTTTGTTTTTCGATTTAAATAAACACCTTTATAGATACTCGAAGTATTTCTTGTAGGCCTTGCCCATCGTTGTTGATAACCAATTGAAGTGATGTTGTTTTTGGTAAAATCATTATTTTTTATTTTTTGAAAACCATTTTCTAATACAAATCCACTTAAGCTAACGTTGAGTGTCTTTGTGTGAATTCTTCTAACGTTATCTACATAAGATTTTGTCCAAATATATTGATTAACTCTCTCATAATCTTCATCATCAACAAAAATTTCTTCTCCATCTTGTAAAAATATCGATTTAACCATTATTCTCTTCCTTTCAGCATTTTATTAAGCCTCTCATCAACTTTTAGCCACGAGTCATGCAAGTGATATTTATCATCAAACGACTTAACGCCAATCGCATGTTGTTCGTTATGATGTTCGCGACATAACGCTAATACATGTTTGTCATAGTGATTCATCTTGTTTCTGTTCATTCCTCTGCCGACTGCTTCATAATGAGCTAGGTCAGCGTGAGGCTTTCCGCATATTACACAGTTGCGGTTGATTGTAGCCCAATATAATAACGCTTTATCTTCGCTTAACAACTTACTCGTTTCTACACTCATAGGTATTTGATGATGAAACATAAACGCTATAATCAGTTCTATTAACTCCCTTGCAACTTTCATAGAACAGTCGCGCAGACTGATTTCTTCATAACCTTTCATAATTTCCAATTCTGTTTGTAATAATTTTCTAATTGATTCCACCGGTTCTCCCCAGTGAAGTTCTATATCTCTACACATTGCGAATATTTTTTTGCGTTGTTCTATAGATAGTTTTTTATTATCCGGAACCTCTACTTCTGCTTTTAGTGGATATCCGTTTTCTAGTAAGTCAATGTGACTTTGTTCAAGTTCAACACCAGTAGCAACGACGGAATAAGTGCCGTCATTGTCTTTCTGGTATCTTGTAATGTATTGCATTTAAACCACACCTTAAAACGCTAAATCTTGGTCGTCATATCCAAATTGGCCACTGCTTTCAAATGGATTGCTTTGTTGAGACATTGATGTTTGTTGTTGTGCCCCGTTATTTTCTTCAGCTTTTTGCTTATCTGTCTTCGGAATAGGTTTGTTAACAACATCATCGCCCTTTTTGTAAGGTTTAATAAATGAAAAATCCGTAAAATACTTACCTTCATCTTCATTGAATTTCCATTTCAATACCAAGTGACAAAACTTACCAATAAGATCATTGGTATCAAAATCTAAGCTAGGAAGATTTAACTTAATACCTAATCGAGTAACTAATTCAATCAATTGTTTTTCTTGGAAATCATATTTATACGGCGGTACAAATTGATTATGTTTATATTGTTTGCCTTCATCATTTTCAAATACGATTGTGAAATATCTATTTTCTCTATCATTGAATTCAATATTTTTAACTTTCACTGTGAATTCTCCAGCTTGAAACCCTGCTGAGCCGTTATAAAACTTTTCTTGATTTGTTTCTTTAGTAAATTGCGCTTGTCCTGTGATTTTCATAATTAAATACCGTCCTTTTTAGTTTTTTTATTAGTTTCCATTTCTGATTGCTTGTACTACGTCGTTAATACTTGGATTAATGAAACGTTTGTTGTTAATTTTAATGTTGCTTGAGTGTCTTATCTTTGTCTCGAATAAGTTTGATGGTTCAGCGTTAAGAACATATTGATAAGCTTTTTCGCCGTCTTGCTCATGTTCTTCTATTGTCATTCTTGCTAACACATCAGATTGACTGATGACCGCTTTTTTTATTTGATCTTGTGCCTCTATCGTGATTGTTGGATTGATAGTGCTACCCTCATCATCTTTGTCTTTGTTAATTCCCTCGTGTCCACTTATAGCAAGATGGAATTGATAATGTTCTTGTAATTTAGAAATATAACGATAAATACTTACAATGCGTGAAGCACACTCGCCCCATTCATTAAATGTTGGTTTCTTTAATTTTCCGTCCATGATGTCGTCCATAGTGATATCACGTAGCTTTTGGATTGTTTCAATCACTACAACATCAATTTGTTTTCCGTTTTCTCTTAGTTGTTCAATAATTTTAGGCAACATTTTAACCACTGCACTAAAATGCTTATAATTCTTAATCTGCACAACTGCCCCATCTTCTGTTACCGTTGTTCCGTCCTCATTTATATCTAGTACTAAGGCATTGTTATCTTTTGTTAAAAACGTAGTTTTACCAGTACCGAACTTGCCGTATATCGCAAATTTATAAAACTTGTTTGCATTTTGTTTGCTGATGTCTTTTACACCTAGTTGCGTTAAAATATCGACATCTTGATTAGTTTGTTCAGTCATGTTCTACCTCCTCGTACTCAATAGTTTCTGTCACTGTTTTCTTGATTGCTTTGTGATAATCCATATTGATACTCGCTTCTTCCATACCGTTAAACTCCCTAGCTCTATTTCTATTTGTGGAGTAACTAATATCTGAATTGTTATCGGTTGGTTTGTTAGTTATATAAATTGGCATATCCCTATGACGAATGATATAAGTTACAGTCTGCTTCATAGCGACCTCCTACCATCTCATGACTAAGTTAATTAGTCTGTCCTGTTCGTCTGTGTTCTCTTCAATCCATTCATCTATTGCTTGGTTGAATAAGTCTGATGCCATATCTAAGTCATTCTCATCTACGACATAAGCATGTTTAATTGGTATGTTGTTCATATCTTTAACTTGTATTGATATGCCCATATGACCTTTTAAAATTAATAGCTTAAAATCGAATCCGTTAACATGAATATTTTTGCGTATGATTTCGCCTATTTCGTAATACATCTTGACTTCCTCCGTTTTTCGTTTTATATTTAACTTGAAATTTTTCTTAAGTGCTTGATACTGTTACTTGTTGGCGCAAGTAGCAGTTTTTTTATTCTCCATAAAAGTATTCCTTATAAAATATGAATGTCGCTATACTTGCGAATCCCGCGATTGACCATGCTGTAGTGAAGTACAGCAATGGCATAAGCACAATTGCTAAGACTGTGAAGCATAGTATTGCTACTAGGTAGCTTTTATAAATGTTACTCATTTGATAACTCCCTCCTGCCTTAATACTTCGTGAATAATTCCGAGTTCGTACATTTTGTTAAACCAATAAGTCGCCATTTCTTCACTCATTTTTAGTTCCTCCTACAATTCGTTTTCGAATTTCATTTCAATTTGCTTGATTCTGTATAACGTAGCTTGTGACGGGAACCAATTAGCAATCATTTCGATTACATCATTGAAATGTTTTTGTCTTACATTCGTTCTTGAACTTGCACCAGTCATCTTTTTCACTTCTGAATTAATATCCCTGAATAATTCGCTACGTTGTTTTTGATTTGTTATCGCATGTAGTCTTTGTATGTGAGCTACTCTTTGATTGATAGTTCTAGTTAAGAAATTGTAGTCTCCCGCATCCAGTTTTTGATTTTCTTTCAAATCAATAACATCATCTTTTACGTTTTTAATTTCTTGTTTAGTTTGTTCTGTAGCTTCAAACATTAATCTCAATGCTTGCATTGGGTCGCTAGGTATTTGGTACGCTCCTGTTTTTCTTAACGTTGGTAAAACTTCCGAAGTTACCCAACGTTTGAACCGCTTCGCATTTTCTAATTTGCTAGAAAAGATTAAACTGTATAGTCCTGATTCGTTGATGATCGTTACATTTCTGTTTTGACCTGCCGTCGCGATTTGCGACGTCAGCTTATCTTCTGCATCAACATGTTTTGACAAAGCATCTCGTCCGTTTGCATATCCTAAAATGTCAGCAACATCTTTCCCTATAAAATATGGTTCTCCATCAACTTCTAATGTCCTTACTGGTAATTCTTCAAAATTAAATGTTTGTAATTCTTGCATAATGTTTATGCTCCTTTCATGTATAATGTTGTTATCAACCTAAGGAGGTGATAAGTATGAAACTTCTAGTTACTTTAAAGGATGGTTCAAAAAAACATGTTTCGGATTTAAAGAAAATTGTTTTTCCAGGATATGAAGGAATTGAAACTGTTACAAAAGAGGAAATCGAAACATTTTTTCTAGACCCTACTAAAACTTATGTGTTTGTTGGATCTCAAACTCTAAGTGTGGAGGCAGGGCAAATCCTTACCGTTGAATTTAGCTAACCTTTTTCAACAACTCTGCAACTGCTCGCAACAGTTCAGGGTTGTTGTTTCTTTCTAAACAGTAACTAGCATGCTTGAGTAATTTGAGTTTTAATTTATTTTTTTCTTTCGCAATTCTAAATTTTTGTAACATTTGTTGTTCCTCCTTTATTCGAAATCATCGATAGTTAATTCTGAAACTCTCTTTTTATAGATGTATAAATAATAGTTTTTGATTTCTCGATAAACTTTTGCTGCTAGGTTGTATTCACTTTCACTCAAGTCTGAATTAAGTGTCACTCCAAAAATTGATAATGTTAATTTTCTAATATGGTCATGAACATCTTGTACATAAGCTTTTTGATGAATTGATTCGAAGCCATGCTGATACTTTTTTAGCGGAATCGGATGATTGAGCTTCCTCAATCTTCCTAGCGACAAATCTTTTGCGAAATTGAGTTTTTTATTGATTTCTTCTAAATCGTCATTATTGATTCTTACTTTACTGAAAATTGCACCTGAGCTGATTGGTTTCTCGCCTTTTATAGCATTTCTAACTTCTTTCGCTATAATTTCTTTCAACTCTTCTTTGGTTAACGTGATTTGTTCCATTGTGTCCTCCTTTTAAGATGTTTGTTTTTGTTCTGTTGACATTTAGGAAACTCTATAAGTAAAAAAAATACCGCACTTATCTTGTGGCAATTCTAGTACTTCAATTACTTTTGCTAAATCGTCAACATTAATTCTAATATGCCCGTTTTCTTTTTTTGAATAAGTTCCTGGTGTCATTCCTAATTTTTTTGCCATATCAGAAATCGAAATGCCTTTAGCAATGCGTTCAGCTTTCATTCTTTTGACGTTGAACTCATACATTTGCTCACCTCCGTTTTTTGAAGTTAACTCAATACTAAACCTAAGTTTCCTAATTGTCAACAAAAATCTCGAAAAATATTTTTTATTCTTTTAAAATGCTAGTTGTTTCCTATATGGAAAAGTGTTATTATACTGTTATAAATAAAACGGAGGTAAATTTGAAATGAGAACTTCAGCGGAAATAGGTAAATTAATCAAACAACTACGAAAAGAGAATAATGTGAATTTAACTGATTTTGCAACTAAGATAGGTGTCAATAAATCTACCTTATCCCGATATGAAAACGGTAGCAGAAAAATACCTATGGAGGATATAGCTGAGATTGCCAATGCATTGAAAGTTACCCCAGAATATTTACTATTAAAAAATAGACAAACAGAAAACGAAGTACAACATCGTGCAGCTCATTTAGAAGGAGAATTAACTGATGACGAGTGGCAAAGAGTTTTAGATTATGCAGATTATATAAGAAGTAAACGTAAGTAAAGGATGTATCAGATGGGATTATATGAAGAAACTTTAATACAACATGATTATATTGAAATAAGAGAGGCTGATGTACTTCCAGATAATTTAGACGGGGTATGGTTAGGAGATTTAATTTTAATAAAGCGTGGTTTATCAGATAGAGAAAAAGCAGGAATTCTCTTCGAAGAATTAGCGCATAATAAACTTACATACGGTGATATAGCCGATTACTCGAATTTCAACAATCGCAAGTTCGAAAATTACGCAAGACGACACGGCTTTATCTCAGCTGTACCGCTACGCGAAATTGTAGAAGCTTATAATTATGGCGTACGCAACTTGTATGAGTTGTCTGAGTATCTACAACTAAGCGAAGAATACATATTAGAAGCAATAGAACAATATAAAAAGATATATGGTATTGGAACTCACTATGGCGAGTATTCTATTACATTTGAGCCGTTGAGAGTTTTTAAATATAAGGAAATATAAACAAAGGAGAAATGAACATGAAAAGATTATTAGGTTTACTATTAGCAAGTACGTTGGTGTTAGGCGCATGTGGTAGTAACGACGGCGATAAGAAAGAGGAAAGCAAGAAAACGGAAACGAAGAAAGAGAACAAAGATAAAAAGAAAGAAACTAAAGAAAAAGCAGAAGCTAAAAAAGAAAATGCTAATCAAAACGATAACAATAATCAAGTAAACAACGAGAACAACACAAACATTAACAACAATCAACAAACCAATAACACATCTAAGCAACAGGTACAGAAGAATCTTCCAGCTACCAATAATGGACAACAAGCACAACCACGCGACCCAAACGAACCTAGTTACGAAGAATATTTAAATGCTAAAAGAGCCACTGAAGAAATGGAAAATAATCCGGACAAAAACCAACATGCTGGAGGTGGTCCAGGAATGTCGTTAACACACCCTAATCAATCATATGATAGTTTTAGAAAAGAAGTAGGAAAAGCAAGAAGTGAAGCAATAGTTGTTCAACAATAAAATTTCGGGTAGCCCGCCTACCCTTATTATTTTTTTGCCAATTTTGAGGAGGGAGCACATGAAAGTAGCAATTTACACTAGAGTTTCAAGCGCTGAACAGGCAAATGAAGGGTATTCTATACACGAACAAAAAAGAAAGTTAATTTCATTTTGTGAAGTTAACGACTGGAATCGATACGAAGTATTTTCAGACCCGGGCGTTTCTGGAGGTTCAATGAAAAGGCCATCATTACAAAAGTTGTTTGATAGATTAGAAGAATTCGATTTAGTACTAGTATACAAATTGGATAGATTAACACGTAATGTTAGAGATTTACTGGAAATGTTAGAAGTTTTCGAAAAAAACAATATAGCTTTTAAAAGCGCAACTGAGGTATTTGACACAAATTCCGCTATAGGCAAGTTATTTATAACAATGGTTGGTGCAATGGCAGAGTGGGAGCGTGAGACAATACGAGAGCGTTCTTTAATGGGTAGTCACGCTGCGATTAGAAGTGGTAAATATATTAGGGCTCGGCCATTTTGTTACGATTTAATAGACGATAAATTAAAACCTAATCAACACGCTAAATATATTCGTTTCATGGTAGATAAGTTAATGATTGGTAAAAGTGCGAGTGAAGTTGTTAGGCAGTTAGAAAGCAAGAAGAAGCCACCTGGTATAACGAAATGGAATAGAAAAATGATTCTTAATTGGATAAAAAATCCAGTTATGCGTGGCCATACTAAATTTGGAGACTTATTAATAGAGAACACTCACGAACCAATTATAAGCGAAGATGAATATTTAAAACTGATTGATATTATCGAAAAACGTACTTATAAAACTAAATCGAAACACAAAGCTATATTTAGAGGTGTTTTGGAATGTCCGCGATGCCAAAGCAAATTACACCTATCTAGATCTATAAAGAAATACGATAACGGTAAAACTCGTGAAGTTAGACGTTATTCATGTGACAAATGTCATAGGGACAACACAGTTAAAAATATATCATTTAACGAAAGTGAAATAGAAAGACAGTTTATAAACACCTTACTCAAAAAAGGAACGGATAATTTTAAAATAAGTGTACCTAAAAAGAAAAGCTACGATATTGAAGATAACAAGGTAAAGATAAATGAACAAAGAGCAAATTATACACGGTCTTGGTCATTAGGATATATCAAAGACGAAGAATATTTTATGTTAATGGACGAAACAGAAAACTTATTAAAAGATATTGAAGAAAAAGCGAAATCACATACCGATGAAAAATTAAATGAAGAACAAATAAGAACAGTTAAAAACTTATTGATTAAAGGTTTTAAAATAGCAACACTTGAAGATAAAGAGGATTTAATTACAAGTAGTGTTGATGTAATTAAATTCGAATTTATACCTAAAGAGTTTAACAAAAATAAGACTCTCAACACAGTTAAAATCAATGAGATACAGTTTAAATTTTGA